ATCTTCTGCTTCAAATTTAACTTCACTAGCATTGTAATCTATTAGTTTTACTTTAACTGCACAACAGGTCTTAATTTCTTTTACCATAGTCATATAAATTCCACCCCTTTCAAGAATGAAACCATATTTGGCTTTATCATTATGGCAATTTGGGCAAGGTTTTTTCATTACTTATTAGCCTCATTAGAATAATACAGTTATATCATATAATTTCCAGGGGTCATCCATAGTTCCAGCAGAATTACAAACTAATTTTCCTTCTAAAACCATTTCATATTCGTCTTTATTTTCATAAATGCTGATATCAAATTCTCTGTATTCTAATCCATCTTTGTTTGTTCGGGTGCTATTTCCACCATCAATATCACACATTAAATCAGGACCGACAACATCTCTAATTGCTTCCTGAATGTTAATAACTTCGCTGAAGTTATCCCATTTTATCATTTTCTTTGTATATGGTTCAATAGCATTATAAATTTCTCTTTTTAGTTTGGCTATTGACTGAACTTTATAACCATGTTCTTTCAAAATCTGTTTGGCTTCGTCTAAACGCATATTATTCTCCTTAATGCTCCAATATCTTGTATAATTCATCGTTAATCTTTCTTACTGCGTATTGACGAGTAAGAATACCGGCATTCTTGAAATAGTTTTGACCTCTCATATTATTCATTACACCCTTAATCCAGCTTACACTAGAAAGATATGCTATACGAGGGGCTAACCATTCTTTTAATTTAAAGAATAGCAAATCCAAATTACTAATACATTCATTTTCTTTTGGGGTCTTTGGTTTACGAATAAGTTTACCCTTCGCATCAATCAAACCCATTTTAAATGCTTCAGTTTTGGTTGGAATAGTGGTTAAACCCTTTAAAATAATAAAGACTAACGCATTATCAATTTCTCTGTTATGAGTAGTCATGTTAATCTTTGCGTTCTTTTGTTCCAAATCCAACAATGCCTTTGATGATTCAGTCAATACACCATTGGCTTCCATATATGCTGATAACATTTCGGCATTATTAACCAATCTATGTAAACCCTTTTGACTGTTCGTATCGTCAAGACTTTCTTCAAGTCTTTTCCATAGTTTCTCTATGTTTTCTAATTCATCCATACTCTATTTATGATAAACAAAAAACAGGGACAAAAAATCCCTGTTTTATATTAAATTTTGGTTAAATTAGAATTTCAAATCTTTGAAACTCAATTTAAATTTACCTGCTGTACCAATTACTTTATTTGAGTCTTTAGAAGTATATTCATGTTCATCTATTGTTTTCAAATCGCAAGTAATACCAAATTTCTGTAAATTAGGATAAATTTCTTTAATGAAAATATGCTTAATATGATTGTATGTGCCATTTAAATAGAAATCTTCTCTGTCAGGTTCTTCGTCTGCCATTTTAACAGCATAGTTATGAGTATAGCCATTAAAACTAATAAACAATTCATCATTTTCTTTTAAACTCTTATGGAATCTTTCTGCCTTTTCAGGTATCTTTTCCATATTATTTAAAGCATATTTGATTTTATTTGTTACTGCATCTACATCAATTTTGTGTTCGTATTCTTCACCGATTTTCTGTAAATAACCATACAATTCTTTATAACCAGCTTTTACTTTATCGGCATCAAATTTTGAACCAAATAATCCTTCGTCAATTAGTTCATAACCTTTGTTATTCAAAAATTTTTTAGCTTCTCTTAAATCCATATAAACTCCTATAAGAATGTTTATAGTATTTATAAAAAATCGGAACCGATATGGCTCCGATTTCTTCCCGTTATTTAGTTAGCATAATGCTATCTATTCTTTCATCCTCTTTACCCTCTCTTACCTTTTCCGGGACCCAAGGCATGAGTTTATTGTCAACCTCTGTAAAGTCAGGTTTTTGTTCAAATGGTCGCCATTGGTCTTCTCTTACGATTTGATTGGCTACATCAGGAAATTCTTCACAAATCTCATCCCAACTTAATCTTCGGTTGCTTCTGTATTTTGGTATCTCCATTTTGACCTCCTAATTATATCTATACAAAATGCGTCCTACAGTATTGTTGTATATGGAAATCCCAACCTGAACTCGTTCATCTGGGTTAATTCGTATCTTAAATCTACGAATGTTACCAGATAAAGTACACTTGATTATAGTTCCATTATCTAGTTTTACATCAAACATAGCATTAGCGAAGGCCTCCACAACGGTGCCATCCACAACTACCATATCTTTGACTTCTTTTTGTTTTCTGTCAGTTTTATTTTTCTTCATTAGTTACTTCTTCTTCCTTCTTTTTTGATTTTCTTGTTTTCTTTGGTTTTTCTACAGGTTGTTCAGCAGGTTGTTCTGCTGGGGTTTCTTCTTTGGTTTCTGTCAAATCAGGCATTTGTATAAACTGATTTTGAACAGGTAGAACTTCTAGTGCTAGTGGAACATCTTTTGGTTCGGAAGGTGTTCTAATTGGCATTGGTTCAGGTGGTGCGAATACTGGATTATTGCCTTTTGGCTCGTGTTTCAATTCTTTTGCTGGGTCAATGTTTAGTAATTGACCGGCAATATCCTTCATACTATCACCCATACTTTCAAGAATGTTAGCCATAGTCTGTGGTTTTTCTTCCACTGGTTCTTGTGCTGGTTGTTCTTGAACTGGTTCTTGAACTGGTTCTTCTACTGGTGCTTGAATTTCTTCGCATATTTCTTCAGGAAATTCTTCAAAGAATTCATCAGCATTAGATTCTTCTTGAGGTTCATATTGTGGAACCGGTTTAATATCTTGTATTGGTAATGGTTTTGGTCTTTTCACTACTCGTTTAGCAGGAACTCTTCTCATATTTACCCCAGGTTTCTTAATTTGTTTGGCTTCAGGGTATTGTAATTCTTCAATAGTATCTAAAATCTTTTCGTCAAGTTTTTCCAATCCTTGAATACCAAAACGATAGAATATAGTATCTACCTTGCGTTTCAATGCTTCTGTTAAAGAATTAGCTGTGCCTTCAATAGTTTCTTCTGTTAACTGTTTCTTGTTAATTTGTATTGGTCTATTGTATTGTTCTACTGGCATAGCATGACGAACAGGTCTATATTGAGCCTGTGGGCGAACAACTCTTTGTGTCATTGGTCTTTGTACTGGTCTTTGAACCTGTCTTTGTACTGGACGCTGTGCTACACGCTGTGGTCTTGCTGGAATCACTTTTGATGGCTCTGGTTCAGGTTCGTAGTATTCTTCGTCACCTTCACCTTCGTCTTCAAAATCATCATTTGGTTCTTCAGGTTCATCAATATATTCCTGGTCATCGTCTACTGTTTCGTAGAGTTCTTCAGGTTCTCTATATTGAGGTTGTGGTTTTCTATCACTATTAACAAATTCACGAAAATTCATAATTAATCCTTATATTGTTTAGTATTTATAACTCACCAAATAACTTGTCAGGATTTAAAGAAACCAAATAATTGTGAAATCCAAATGTTTGTAAACAAGTATTCAAAAACAATTCTTCTTTACGAATTATACGATAAAATCTATCTGGGTCGGAATAACGCATTTCACCAAGTTCTTTCAAAGATTCTTCATCTTCAAAATAAACTCTAAATTCTTCTCCATCACCCTTAATTTGTTCTTCAATCTCAGCGACTTTATCAGGATGTTCATACATTAGTTTGGCTAAAATAGCCATTGTTTCTTTTGCGTTTTTGGAAACTGCAGAAATAGACCTACTTGGTTGTAGGTCTTTTTCCGCAATTAAACGCTTCTTTATTTCGTCTAATGATAAAATCATTATGCCAAAACAACATCTACTTTATCAATGATACCGAACTTCTTGGCTTCATTTGGTGTCATATAGTTGTCATAACACAATTCTTTTTCTACTTCTTTGACTTTCTTACCTGATACTTTGGAAATGTATTTGGCAGATAGGTCAGTCCAATACTGTAGTTCTTTTGTTGTGTTTGCTATATCATCCAATTTACCACCGGTTAATTCAATACCAGCTTGATGAATCATAATTCTACTAGATGGGAAAGCATATCGTTCACCCTTTGAACCTGCGGCTAGGATAACGGCAGCCATTGATGAACAAGAGCCAGCACAAATGGTACGAATCTTAATGCCCTTATGTTTGAGCTTTTCAATCATATCAATAAGTGCCCAACCAGCATCACATTCTCCACCTGGAGAAGCAATATACAATGTAATTGGGTCCTTTGTGCCATCGTCATAGAAATTCAATCTCTTACAAACTTCTGTAATCAAACCCCATTCAATGAACCCAGTAATCCACATAATCTTATTAGAAACATAGTAGTTATTTCTAATGTTGTTAAAGAAATCTGGGATAATCATTGGATTAAGAGCCTGCATGGCTTGTGGCGGAACTTCTCCGGTTCTGTAATGATTCTACTTGGTCTTCAGTTAAGTTTTTGGTGTCAGGATTTTTCTTCTTAACATCTTCTTTCTTAACAGGAGGCTTTTTATCTATTTTCTTTTTCTTCTTTGTGTCTTTTGAACAGACTGACATAAGATTCTCCACATAAATTAAATGTATGGTGTTTTATACCATCAATTTCTTCATCGTATATAATGCTCGGTGCACCGCTTTTAATTTGTGTACCGAAGATTACAGGCTAATGAAACACTACCAAAATTCTCAATGAGTTTAAATTTCTTTTGAACTTTGTTGAATTGAAATACTGCTATTCCATTTCCGTTCACTCAAAAATTTATACTCCTGACCATTTTGGTCTTTGTATATATTACCAACAATAAATTTAGACATGACGGGCAATCTCATCCTTCTTCATTGTGGCATTGAGTTTAGCAAAAACTTTGCTTTTCCACTGATTTAGTTTCTGTCTTTCTTCGTCAGTAAGTTCGTAATCTTTAATGTAAATCTTGGCATATTCGTCAAAATTCACTTCCAAGTCTTCTAAAACAGAACAAACGATTAGTCTAACAAATTCATTTGTTGTGATATTCTTGTTGTTCAGTACAAGCGCCATTTTCTTTTTCTCCAAAGTTATCTACGAGTTCTTTTAACTTAGCACAAAAACTGTCACGCTGCTCCAAATCATCAGGAAGAATAGCAATCGCTCTCTCAACCCAATCTATCATTGTAGTAGCCTTAACAGTCTTTGATTTTTCAAATAAATTGTTGGAAGAATTTATAAGTTCCATAACCCTTTTCATCGCTTCAGGGTCCTGAACGATTTTCAACATTTCCTTCTTTTTGTTAGGAATAAGCTGTGGTGGATTAGGGAACTTATGTTTCTTCATATTACTTGTTTGATAATGCGTTATAATCGTTCCACAATCTAGTGTTAATTGTTTCTGCTATATCGTTGTGGATAGGGAAAAAGAAGGACTTTTTCTGCTTGTTGCTCATATTACGAGGATAAGAAATCCAACGCTTCTCGCCATTGTCAATGAGTTTAATGCCGGTTACTTTCAACGCATCATTAAAAACGAGCTGAGCAATAGCAACGCAACCACCCTTACCATTAGAAATAGGCAAAATTTGAGTTGATGTAATAGTTAAATTTGACATGATATTTTCCTTTTTTGTATTTTGTATTTTTATGTGTTAAAATATATTTACAATGTTTTTCATTGTCAATACATTTTGGTTAAGATAATGTATCTGCGTAACTTGCCAAATCAGTGAGCATTTTATTCCAATCGGAAGGAATTAAAATACCTTTGCATTCATACAAAGTAAGAATTTGTTTGAATACTTCTTTGATTTGTGGTACTGGTTCGTTATCAATAACCTTCAACATATCCGAAATAACATAACTTGGTAAATCGTTTAATGTTGTATTGGTAACTTCATTATTCATATTGATGAAATGCTTATGGAAGTCATTCAAATACCAACAAAGTTTCATAACATCTTTCTTTGGGGTACTTTTATCTTCGTAACGCATAGCATATTTCCAAGCATTAGATAAATCACCAATGAGCCAGCGTGTGATTTCAATAGCTTCTAGCCCACTTTCGTGTGTGCGATAATGCTTTGGTGTGTTAACTTCTTCTTCAAGCGTCTGAGCCATTAGATAGTGTCCTCATTCTTAATAAATTCTTTCATTATTTTATCTTCTTCAGCTTTTTTCTTTCTAGCAGCTTCTACAATCTTTCTATCTGATTCTATATCATATTTAGCTTGTTTGCGTTTTTCCAATGCCTGACTTACTCGGTATGGCAATATAGCGAACAATACTAATCCAAATAAAAGAAGACCATACTTCAAACCAATAACACCACAGTGTAGTGCTAAGGTTTGAATGTCTGGTCCAGCAAGGCCGAAACAGGCAAGAATGTAAGTATAAAGAAAGATTGAGCCAAATGTTGCTAAGGCTATTTTCCAATTCATTTTCATTTATACTTACTCCTTCTTATAGTGTTTCGTCATCGTCAAGAATTAAAATGGCTTCTTCAGCATTAGGGCATACATAAAGTTTTTCACCCTTGTATTTAATTGGCTTTAATACACCAACATTCACTAATACTCGGTCGCCTACTTTTAATCCTTTTGGTAATGGTTTTACTTTCCCAATGCGTTTGTCAAAATGACCTTCGCCAAGTTCAACAATTTCAAACATTGAGTAAGCAATTTGAACGATTCCTGGGATATACAACCCACCAGCAGTTTGAGTAGTTAAATTACGCAAAATCATTTTATCATCAAGTAGCTTCATTTAACACCTCACTGATTTATTGTACATCTTCGTCATCGTCAATAATCATTTCAATGCTGCTTTCAGGAACAACATTGTACTTGATTTTTGTACCATTCTTCTTATTGGTAATGATGATTTCAGGTGCTGTTGTAACATCAGCTACAACTCTATCACCAACTTTTACATTCATTGGGATTAGTTCACCAGTAAATACATTCCATTCACCAGGTCCAACGGCTGCTACCTTAAAAATAGCCAACCCTTGCTTTGTCAATGGTGTAATGATACCAGCAGCTGATTTCTTTTCTTCACGCTGAAGAAATACTTTATTACCCGTTGCTCTCATTTCCGTTTTCCTTAGTCCAAATTACTTTATATTGATTCTTTGCGACTTCTTCTTCAATCTTAATAACAAATTTTGGGTTCTTATAGGACTCCATCAATTCCTGTGTATAACACAAGGATTGAATGGGGTCGCCATAAGGAACACCATTTTGGTCGCAACGATATTTCGTAATACGCCAAATGTTCATATTATGCCATTACCTGCTTTTTGAGTAAACGAGAAAGCTGGACAATGGTAGATTCAGCTTCACTCATAGCCTTCTTGTTACGAAGGATTTGTTCAGCAGTCATACAGATAGATGCTTCAAAATCTGTCAAGGCACGAAGGGAATTCTTTGCGACCTGAACATGACGAACATTCTTTACTGTAGTGCCTGTAACCTGCATACGATTACGAGACTGAATGGTGTTACTGGTTACCTTGTATGTAAGGCCATCGTTTGTATTCAATACATAATTACTAAACATAGTATTACTCCTTGTTAAATGTTTGTTTAGTGTTTTTGTATAATCGTTTTTGATTATGTCTAAAATATAGAATTATTTTTTGGGTATTCTAAAAATTTTCATTTTTTGGAACTGACCGAAATTATTTTATCCATAATCATTTCGTTTATGTATATTCCAAATATAAAAAGAAAAACGAGAACCATTAAAGATTCTCGTTTTTTGAAACTGGGGTATTTGTAAAGAATTATTTACGAATAGGTCTCTTGAAACCAAATATGGTAGTATCTTCTTCTTTCTTCACAGTTCTATCACCTTTTCGTTGTTCCTTGTAATCACAACGATGTTTTGCGATAGATTTACTGTATAATCTAGTGATATATGAGCCTGTGCCCAGTGCATGCCCATTCTTGGCACGTACAGCCCCATCCTTATCGGCTAGCCAATCTACTACCATCTGTACAGTACCGGCGTCACTGACCACGTCCTGGTCATTAAGGGTATATTCTATTGAGTAGTCATTTACATAGTTCGCAGTTGTAGTCCATACCCACAAATGTAAATTATATTTTACATCATATAGTGGAATGTTCAAACCGTGCTTTCTGTAATCGTTTTGGAACTCTTCTGTACAATGTTCTTCAACATATTTGTCTACTGGAATACCCTTTGTAGAAGCACCAACAATGTTGCCTTTATCGTCAACTGGTATCATTCCATTTTTAACAATGTCATCCAATGTTGCCAAACCACCTGTTGGATTTACTGATGGTAAAGCAATATCAACCTTAAATCCAATTCCTACTGGGTCAGGTTTTTCATCACCCTTTAATGTGGTAATTGTATATGGTTGTTTTGGATTATATTTGTTGCCTTCGGAATAGAATGAATCTATCTTGTCCTGGTTAATTTCTGTTACAGGATATACGATAGAAACTTCAATATCTTTGGCTTCCGCCATAATCACAACGATAGTATCGGTACTTTCGTTACCGGCTTTATCCACATATCTACGAATAACATAGTTTACACCTTTTTCCAATCTCTGTAATGTTAATGTATCTTGGGTAATACCATTAACTGTCCATTTAACTGGAATAGCATTTGTATTAAACTTCTGCATTTCGTATGGTTCAAGAATTTCAACTTTTGGTGGGATGTCATCATAAATGATTTCTACACTAGCGACTGCTTTGTTTCCAAAATCGTCAGTATATTCATAAGAAATTGTATATCCAATATTTCCTTCTTTATTGGTTACAATCTCCTTTTCGTCATTTACGAAATATGTTATCTTGGTACAACTATCAATCATATAAGATACTTCGTAATCACCAATCTTTTGACCAGTTAAATTATCTGTTTTATATGAAATGACTACATCTTTACCATTTACTTTCTTTGTATATGTTACAGTTTGAATTGTATCTACTGGGTTGCCATTCTTATCTACAATCTTGGTTAATGTAATTTCAGTACCATTATCTTTAATAACTTCTTTGACTTCTACCAATCCACCACCAATAGATGTATATTGGGCTAAGGTTTCGTCAATCAAATAGTTATATTCTTTAAGTTTAATATCTTTGGTCTTGATAGTATCTAATGTAACATCAATGTTAAATCTCTTTTCTGTCTTATGGACTGTATCACGAACAGTTACTGTGATTTCATTATCTTTCTTGTTTACATAGATTTTGTCATCTTTCTGTTCTTCAATGGTGATATAGTCAATAGTAGCATTTGTAGATTTAGCATTTGTCAATGATACAACAGGTGGAGCATCATTGAACAATACTACGATAGAATCGCATTTTGTCTTTTTAGCATTACATACCTTGATTACTGTATCTTTCTTAATGTGTGGGAACTCTTTATTTGTTTCACAAGAATCTCCTTCACACAAAGTCCATTCAAACTTATGGTCTGGGTCATTTGTCTTTACAGTATCTTTTGGTTTTTCGTCATCCCAAGTCTTGATTTCAGGAATTTCTTCCTCGTCAAGAATACGAATGATTACAGTAGCAGTATCTGAAAATTCACCATCAGTGACGATTACTTTTACAGTATCTTTTGTTTTCTTTTCAAAGTCAATAGGGTTCTTAATGGTTAATGTACCAGTAGAATCTATTGAATAATTTGTTGTATCAGTCACAATGTATTTGACTGGTGTTTTATCTTCGTCTGTACCAGTAATCTTACATACTTTTCCTGTGTAGTTTTCTTTTACAGAACATGTTGTATCTTTTGTATGTACTGGTTCGTTAATGTCAGTAATTGTAATTGTGTATTTGGCTGTATCACTAGCACCACTTGTGTCTTTGGCTACAACTGTAATTGTAACTTTTGGGGTGGTTTCGTAATCCAATGGGTCAGTCAATTTAATTACACCATTACTGTCAATAGTGAAACCTGGTTCAACAATTTTGTATGTTATTGGGTCATTGTCAGGGTCAATAGCTGTAATTATACCAACTATACAACTCTTACAATTTTCCGGTACAACTAAACTATCATTTGGTTGTAATTCAGGTGTTTCATTTACATTCTTAACATTGATTACTACGATAGCTGTATCTGTGAATTTACCATCAGTTACGAAAACTTTTAGTGTATCAGATTTAGTTTGTTCATAATCAAATGGTGTTACCAATCCAATAGCACCAGTATTAGGATTGACATGGTAATGCACAGTATCATCGCAAGAAAATTTAACAGGCTTTCCATCTTCATCTTCTCCTTTGACCTTTCCGATTTCACCAGTTTTTCCTTCTTCCACAGTAAAGGTTGTGTCTTTTGTATGAACAGGTTCATTTTCATCGTTTATCTTAACTGTTACATTCATTGTATCTTTTGCTGTGCCATCACTAGCAACTACCTTGAATGTAAATCCCTTTTCTTTTTCGTAGTCAAATGTTCGTGTAGAAGTAATAACACCATTTGAATCTATGGTGAATGGAACAGTACCAACAATAGAATAAGTGATTTTATCTCCATCTTGGTCAGTGGCTTTTACACTATCTTTGAATGGTTTGTTTTCGTCAACATAGAATGTGGTATCGTGTTTATCAAATTTTGGTCCGTCATTTGAGTTAGTGATACTGATTGTTACAATAGCACTATCTTTCAATGTTGGGTCTTTCTTGTCCTGAACCAATACCTTGATTGTGTGGGTCTTTTGGTCTGTTTCATAGTCAAATGTTTTCTTTGCCCAAACTTCACCATCACTATCTACTCTAAACAAACTTGTATCACCTTCTAACATTGTGAAAATGTTTTGAGTAAAATCAGGTTTGGTATCTACATCTTCGGCAACCAATTTCACAACCATAAATGGGTGAATTAGATTTTCGGGTAATGTAGTATTGGTATCTTTCAATACTGGAGCTTCATTTACATCAAGTACTGAAATTGGAATGTTTCGTGTTACACTAACATTTCCAGTATCTGTTAATGTAATCTTAACAACATCTGTAATGGCTTTTTCGTAATCTAATGGTTCACCAACTAAGGTCAATACACCGGTAATACTATCCAATGTGTATCTATCAGTGAATGAACTATCCAAATAGAATCGTGTAGTAGCAGTCTTATTTAAGGTCTTAATTGTGTCAATGAAACCAGTATCATTTTCTGTGAATTTGTATGTGTATGTTGTATCAAATTCAACATGACCTACTGGAGCATCAATAATGTGTATAGTCAATTCACCGCTAGTTTCACCATTTGGCAAAATAGCACCGGTGATACTGTCAATGTGTAATACAAGATATTCATTTGGTTCAACTAATGTGTCTTTCTTAACATTGACTTGAATTGGAGTGCTTGGGGTTTTTGTACCCATTGGGATAGAAACTTCAATAGATGGGTCTTTTCCACATACTGGGAATGAAGGTGGAATGTTGAAATCGTCAATCGTTACACCATCTTTCAAATCAAAGCAATATGTAAAGAATACGGCTACTGAAGCAGTATCACTCAATTCAATAGGAATAATTACAGTAGAATCGTTTTCTCTTAAACCACCATATTTGTCTAGTTTAACATCAATAGTGTCTGGGTCAAATTTTACGAAGTGGAAATTTTCACCCTTGAAATCATTACCAATCTGTAATTGGTTTGCCAACAACTGACCAGCAAAATTGATATTACAAGCCAAATAAATCTTTTGAGTAGAAATGTAAGTACCCTGCATTTCTGTATTATCAGAGTTAATTAAGTTAATATCTTTGGTTGTATAGAACAACAAATTACCACGATATTTGTCCTGAGCAACTGCAGAATCGTTATAGAATGTTTGAACAACAGTGTGGTTTCCTAATGTAATATCTTCTTTAACGAATACACGGGTCAATGTTCCACGATTAGCCATTCTAAAATACAAGGTATCTTCAGTACCAGTTCTAATAGAATTTACATACAAATCATAACTAGGAACATCAGGAATATCAATAAAGACCTTACCACGATCTGGTACAGTAATGTTCATTTGTGTGGTATCTGGGAATTCAATAGTAGGCATTGTAAGACCAGATGGAGCATCTGGTACACTATCACAAGTGAATTTACCATCAGCTCTTGTAATACCCTTCATTGTTTCCGAATTAGCATCTACAGGATTAACCAAACAAATGTTACCTGCGAATAAAGCATTTCCATTATCATTAGAAGAGGTGAATGTATTAGCACGAATTGGACCTGTGGTTAGTTTACATTCATTACCCAATGAAATTGAACTATCTGTGAGAACTGGTCCACCTAATACCAACTGTTCCTTGGATGTAATGTTTCCTGAAGAACCATTCCAACCTGACTTATCTGGTATTCTTACACGAATACCAATATCCATATAATCTCTACCATACAACTTATACTGCAACATATAGTCATATTGGTTCTGTTGCGTAGCCGAATCATTGGCTATATTTCCATACACGAATGGTTTTACATCTGCGCCTATCGCAAATGTGGCTATTGTCAACAATAATAAAAATAGCTTCTTCATTTTTTTCTCCTTTATTGAGTTTCATACTATTTATAGTAATTCAAACTAATTAAAATAAAAAAGTATTGCCGATATGGCAATACTTATAAGAAATAAATTAGTTTTATTTAGATCTGGGTTTTACGCAGTTAAAGAAAGAGGAAAGAACAGCATAATCCAAATGCCCAGTGGGGTCAATGTACATAAAATAACAAGCAGTCGCCATTCCCAACCAATAGGTAATCTGCGTTCATCTATCATTTTTGCCCATAACAGACCATTTACACATTCAAATGCCATTAGCAAAATAGCAGCAACTACGAGAATTGGTCGGTAATCTTCAAGTGTCATATTTTCTCCTTTGTTTAGTTTAATTAGTAGCAGCGACGTTTCCAATACGGGCGATTATCCGCACATTCAAACTGGCGTGGAGAAAGGGGAGACGCATACTTCGGATTTTCTTCCTTGAGCCAATCACGAACCTGTTGAGCAAGACCAGCTCGGAACTGGTTGCGGAACTTCTTCGTTCCCAAAAGAGTGTACAGAATGTCATATCGGGTTTTACCCAAACGAACCAACTTCTTGTATTCATTCAAAGAAACATTCATGTGGTGAGCCTGTTCCCAACGAGCCATGTGTTCATTAGCCAAACGAACTGCTTCCTGGTGGCGACGTTCGTTATCCAAATGCTTCTTATATTGTTCCACAAGAGCCGGAGAAGCGTCAGGAATCACACGAACATCCTTGGCATCGTCAAAATCACAATGAACACAAATCTCCATAGCCTTGTCCTGGATAATGTCATAAACCACTGCGTACTGGCACATAGCCCATACATCACTCATTACTCGTTCATCCTTCCAAATTTCTTTGATTACCATACCGGCATAATGAATGGTGTAGTTTTCAGTGTTGTTGTTGCGAGTAAGAATTGCCATAAGTTACCTCTCTTTTTCTTTTTTACATAGTAAATATAACAAAAAACGCAGTTTCTGTCAATAGAAACTGCGAATTTTTATGTAAAATTTAGTTTACAAACTATTTACAATTATCTCTTATTGCTAAGGCACAATCATAAATGCTCATATTGTCAAGAAAATAATCTCTAATCCAGTCTTCAATGGCTTTTTCGTATTTCACCATATCAACTCGGTATTTCTTGACTAGAGCCATTACTTTGTTTTTGTATTTCGTGTATGAGTCGGCGAAAAAACCTTCGTCTATTAGTTCATAGCCATAATCTTTTAATACAGATTTTGCTTCGTTCATATCCATATTAACCACCACAAGAATATGCTAATTTCTTCCATTTGTCAGGTAAACCAACTCTCAACTTATAAAGCTGGTCAAATACTCGGAA